ATCATATGTAATTTTAATAATTACCGAGTATGTATAAAATTAGTTACCAAAAGCGACACCAGCCATACCATTCTTAATACGAAGAATATTGTAATTGACAGCGTACACACGGTGGAGAGTGTTACCACCGGAAACGTTGTTCACCATAAGCTTCGCGTTATCTATGCGGCTGAAGTTTAGGGTTCCACTGGGCTGCGCCTTGCTCATCGAAAGACAGAAAGGCCATGAGTAGGTTGGGAGATCGTCCAAAACATCATCTGGGAGATCTGTACAGTGCATTTGAGGTACGACATTATGGTGGTACACATTGGAAGTGTTCTCATACAAGGCAGTACCGTTAATGTAGAGAGAAGAGGTGCTGAAAGTATATTCATCATACCACTTCTGACCAGCAGCGGCACCTGAGACGAGGTGGATAGACTTTACAGGGTGGTTAAAGTAGCTGAGATCAAACTCGGTGTCAGTGTTGGTGGCTGGTTGGTATTGAGTCTGAGTGAAGAGGATCTCGTGCTCTGTATTGGTGAAGTAAGCACGTTCATCGGTGTCAACATAGATGTAGTTACCATAGATCTTGGGGGTACCTTGGGGAGTATAACCGTCCCTGCACTTGATACGAAGCTCCACCTCATGATATTGTAAAGCCACTAAAGGAAGAGCCTTGGTCCAGTCCTCACCGAAAAAGAATGGAATCATAAAGTGATTCTGACCGTGGTTCTCCTTGGCAACATTTGTAGTGACAGTGCACGAAGCCTTGGCAGAGTTGTCACGTAAGAGAGGATTGTAAGCACCCTGGATGAAAAGAGAATCAAGTTCAGACACCTTCTGACCACCAATCCACAACTCGAAAGTGGTTGGATTGGAAGCACCCGCGGAGAAAAGACCATCTGTGTTGGTGGTAACATTGGAGATTAGGGTATCCTCAATCCAGATGTAACTGAGAAGGTCACCCTTGGAACGAATTGGTACGGTAATTTCATTGGACGCCGCGAAAGTACCGATGTAGTCCATACGCTCGGGCTTCATCGCGAAATTGGTATGGCGCTTGTAATTTTGACGAAAAAAACTGACCTGAGGCTGACCAGTGATGTACACATCCTGAGCACCTTTAGAAACAAGGTCAATCAAAGCGGCAGACATTTTTACTAATAAAGTATATTAAAATTTTCGCTCGTTAGTTACACAATGGTCGTCTTCCAGGCACTCACATGGGAGGCGAGAGATGGTGAAGATGAACATTTGATTAGTATCTTCGGTAAGACTGGGGATGGGAAGTCGGTCTGTCTCACGACAGCTTTTACACCCTACTTTTTTATTAAACTTCCAACTGGTATTGATTCTCAAAAGGTTCAGAGAATTTACAACATCCTCGGTGATAAATGCAAAGATTCCTTAGTTGCCTACTCGTTGATGAAGTCTAAAGATGTTTGGGGTTTTCAAAACAATGAGGAGTTTGCATTTATGAAAATTAATTTTAAGGATTTACAGGCTCGCCGCCTCGTGGATTCCTTTTTGCGTAGACCACTTGACAGGACCCCTGAACTGTTTGAACTTTTTGGTGTGAGGAATGTTAAAGTATACGAATCCAATTTGGACCCCGTGCTTCGTCTTATGCATCGTACTGGTATTCAATCTACAGGTTGGTTGGACAGTGGTGAGAAGTGTGTCCGGTCCAATCTCGCGAATGTGGATATTGATCTCTTCTGTAACGACTGGACCACACTCAAACCTGTAGCTAGGGATGACATCGCCCCATTTGTTGTAGCGTCGGTGGATATTGAGTGTAATAGCTCCACGGGTAAGTTTCCTGATGCAAACATCCCCGGTGATGCCTGTTTCCAAATTGCAATCTCCCTGTGTAAGTTTGGATCCGACGAACCCTATGATAAGACATGTCTGTGTTACAAACAGACCGATCCTAATCTAGAGGGTTGTGACATCCGTAGTTATGCAACGGAGAGGGAGATGTTAGAGGCGTTCCAGAAGTATCTTCACAAAAAGGATGTAGATATCATCACTGGTTGGAACATCTTCGGGTTTGATATGGAGTACATTTACAAGCGTGCTCAAATCAATAGGTGTCACTATGACTTCTATAACCTGGGAAAGCTCAAGGACATTGACTCTGAACTGGTGATCAAGAAGCTCTCGTCAAGTGCGCTGGGTGATAACCTTTTGAAGCTTCTTCCAATGAGTGGTCGGTTTATTTTTGATTTGTTCCATGAGGTTAAGAAGGGTTACAAACTAGACAGCTATAAGCTTGACAGTGTTTCAAAGCTGTACCTTGGAGATCAAAAGATTGACATGGCTCCCAAGGAGATGTTTGCCCGATACAAAGAGGGAGATCCTGTAAAGTTGAAGGAAGTTGCTGAGTATTGTATTAAGGATACCCTACTCCCACACAGACTCATGAAAAAGCTCTGTACTCTACTGAACTTGGTTGAGATGGCTAAAGCTACCTGGGTACCAGTTCCATTCCTGGTGGAGCGTGGGCAGCAGATTAAGGTCTTTTCCCAGTTGACCAAGAAGGCGAGGGAACTTGGCTTCATGGTACCGACTATTCGGTATGGTGCCCTTCCTGAAGAACCTTACGAGGGTGCTACAGTCCTGGAGGCACAAAAGGGTGCGTACTATACACCCATCACTGCCCTTGATTTTGAAGCCCTGTATCCGAGTATCATGATGGCCCACAACCTATGCTATTCATCGTATGTGATGGATGAGAGAAAGTATGGTAACGTACCTGGTATTGAGTATGAAACTTTCAATATTGGTGATCGCACCTACAAGTTTGCACAAGGTGTACCAAGTCTCTTACCAGCAATCCTTCTAGAGCTCAAGCAGTTCCGTAAGCAAGCTAAGAGAGATATGGCTGCAGCGTCAGGTTTCATGAAGGAAGTCTACAATGGTAAGCAGTTAGCCTATAAAATCAGTATGAACTCTGTCTACGGGTTTACTGGCGCTGGTAAGGGTATTCTTCCATGTGTTCCTATCGCCTCTACGACGACTTCAAAGGGTCGCTCAATGATTGAAGAGACTAAGAACTATGTGGAGAAGAACTTCCCCGGTGCAAAGGTTAGGTATGGAGATACGGATTCAGTGATGGTTGAGTTTGATGTGGGTGATCGTAAGGGTGAGGAAGCTATTGCTTACAGTTGGGAAGTGGGTGAGCGAGCCGCAGAGGAGTGTTCGGCTCTCTTCAAGAAACCCAACAATTTGGAACTTGAAAAGGTCTATTGGCCTTATTTCCTCTATAGTAAGAAGCGTTACGCTGCGAAGCTATGGACAAAAGGTAAGGATGAGAAGATGCACATGGACTATATTGATGTGAAGGGTCTTCAGCTCGTGAGACGTGACAACACACCCCACGTTCGTGAAGTGTCCAAGGAACTTCTTGATGTGATTCTGACTTCAAGTGATCCCGGTCCACCCAAGGAGCTTGCCAAGGAGAGAGCAATTGAACTCCTCTCTGGTGATGTACCGAATCAGAAGCTTATTTTGAGTCAAGGTCTATCCGATTCCTATAAAGTTGGGGGCAAATCCGTGTCTGTTACAAGCCCTGAGAGTGTCAACATCAATCAGTCGCATGTCCAGGTGGTGACAAAGATGCGACAGCGAAGACCTGGCTCGGAACCGCAATCTGGTGATCGGGTACCCTACCTTCTTACTAGGACAGAGGATCCAAAGGCAAAGGCGTTTGAGAAGGCTGAAGACCCAAAATATGTTGAGGAAAATGGGGTACCAGTGGATTATCATTACTACTTCCTCAACAAGTTCCTTAATCCGGTGTGTGACCTCTTAGACCCACTGTATGAGAATGTGAAGGAGGAAATCTTTGGTGAAATTATTAATCAACACAAACCCAAAAAACCTCCAAAACTTCCATCACTTAGTGGTATGAAGAAAGACGAACTTGTTTCAGAATGTAAACGCCTTGGTTTAGAGGATACCGGTACTGCATCTATTTTAAAGATGCGCCTTAAGGAGGCGAGAATGAAAAAAGAGGAATCCATTGAAGACATATTTAAAAACTACAATCCAACAGATAGTAAGGATGAGCCTGTATGATAAATTTACAAAGCTTATGGATGAGGAATTGGAAGACCGCGTGAATGAGGTAGTGAATGAGTATGCTGAAAAAATTTCAAGGAAGCATGGTATACCTCTAGAACAACTTCTTAAAGATATACCAGAATCGTATACGAGTACTACATGCAAAGGTACGAAAAATAATGGTCAGCGATGTGGATTCAAGGCATTTGAGAATGGGTATTGTAAGCACCATATTTTACAGGGTCAACGGGTGTGTCAACGAACATTCTCCAGTTCAAGTATACATAACCACGGTCCAGAGAAAATGTTTGTAAAGGGGTGTCCGGGTTGCGAATCATCGAATGAGCTTATAGATTTGGGAGTTTAATAAAGTAATGAACAAAAACGATATTCTACTAACATCAATAAATAATTTTTACAGTGAAGAAAAGAATAAATCTATACTACTAAATATACTGGACAAAACAAGTGGTATTTCTCTTCGCAATTTGGAGTGGTTTATCACAAATTATGCAAAGAAAAATAACACCACTTATCAAACAGGTGACGGTAAACTATTTACAGTTCATTGCGCGTATAAATCTAGTTTGAATGGTTATAGTAAACGTTTTTTTGACCCTTTTTGTAGATCCAAAAAGTTTGACTATATAGTTCCGGGAACATCTCATGAAATTCAGACGACTCTAGCTCAATTGAATTTCATCAAATGGTGTATCAAGAACAACATCATTGAGTATATTTATAGTAACAAGGACACACTTTTTAGTAAGCAACTGACATAAATCCGTTTTCAAACACGAATGTTTGGTATCCAGTGTAATACATGTGTAAGGAGAATGTTTCTGTTGTAATATCAATTATAGAAGTATCCAATTTAACTTCAATGTTAGTCTTTTCAGATTGTATCTGACTAAAATCCAAGTTTCCCGATGGTTCCACGTTTACCGGATTCAACGAGAAGCTATAAGTATAAACATTCCTAATTGGTCTTGCCAATCTCTTTTGAAATGGAATTAAGTACTTGTAATACGCGTGATCAGTTTTGGTCATATTGGGGAGTTTATTTCCGTTAATGAAAAAACTGGCCTCAGACATGAGAGGATAGAAGAATGTGTTTTCACCGAAAAAATCTAAAGATGATGAAAAGTTGAAACGATTTTGGTACAAACGCTCCCCATCTGTGGCGGGAACGGGGTCACCTATAGCTTGAGTTTCATCCTCAAACTTTGTGTTTCTCAAGAACCAATGAATACATTTCACAGGTATGTTTGGAACGAGGTTGTTTTTTATAATATCTCTATTAAGATCACTCACAATCACGGGGTGTTTTCTTACCAAATCTGTTATCAGCGTCTGTCTCTGAGAAGTAACAAAGTTTCTTTCTTCGGGACTTATTGTTATTTCCTCTGTGATAAGATTAAATGAGGGTAGAGTCACTGTATCTGTTGTATCAGTAAAGAATGTCTGTTGATGAAAATCAAATTCAAACTCAATCTTCTGTTTGTGAATTGCACAAACTGGAAAATAAGGTCTATTAGGTTTATTCGAAGAATATTCATCACTCGCAAATTTGCGGGAAAAGAAAAAATGAAGCGGGATGACAAGGTCTGAATCGTATCGGGCAACACTGGCACTGGTGGGTGCATCATCAAAACCAAGGTTTCTGTTTATAAGAAATCTATTCGCTACCTTTTCAGACACTTCTAAATAAAGCTCGTCATAGAGAATTCCCCAATCGTCGTAGATCTTTTCAACTTCAATGTCATCTACATACATTGTGACACTCTTGAGAATGTGTCGCCCTAACTGATCAGCATAATTACCATCAGTTATGGCTGGCATTGTTATACTCAAGTACATGTTACTCAAAAGGTCTCCCATATTTCTTGGATTGAACTCAACTTTGATCGTTTTATTAAATGGCCACGAAGCCTCAGCATTACCCGGCTTCACAATAGCTTTGTTTCTGTGATACTTTCTAAAATTAGAATGATTCCGATCAGTGGTATAATTAAAGAACGATTCGTCTGGATCTTTGGAAAGTAAGAAGGTGTCTTGCTTTCCAATAGCTTTGAGCGAAATTTTCGCAGCTTCACCCATACCTATCTATTGTTTACATATTTTTAATGTCCATTTTCCACATGTCAATGTGTGATGTATTCTTCATCACTTCAAGTTCTTCTTTAGCCTGTTTGGACTCTTTGATGAGATCCCTGACAGATTCTTCTGTGTATTGCACAGTCTTGATATTAAGTAGATAATCGTAGGTGCCACCAATCTTTGGGAAAGTTTTGGAAAGTTCTTCCTCAAGGTCCTGCTTCTTGCGTTTGAATACCACAATGTTACCCTCAATGACCATAGTGACAAACTTAGACTTGTATCCACACATGGTAGCCCTTGTTTCAAGAACCTTAATGAGGTGTGCCTTTCTCTTCACATAGTGATCTTCGCGGAGTTCCACAAAGTCCTTGAGAATTTCCTCGGGGCTTGAGTATTTGTAGATACCCTTCGTGGGGTGGAAAAGGTGCATATTTGATGTATGGAAAGTCTTCCTCAACTTGAGATCTTTTAAGAGATCTTTACCAGAGTATCCCGTAATTTCAAAATGAACATCTTCAGTCGTGGAATTATTCGTAAATCCACCAATTAACTTCTTCTCAACGAGACTGTCAAGGTATTCCTTGTAATCCTGTGTCCAACGACCAGGAGGCAATTCGGTGATCTCAATATTCAATCCTTTCCAATTCCACACACCTTCCATCATCCATGTATCATCCTCCTTGTGCACTTTCCCCTTGAACCCCCTGAACCACGGTCTCATGGGTACAACTGGATTTCCATCGAGGATCCTTTCAATGTTATCCCTGATATCCTTGGGATTGAATGGTGGGACATAGCAACTGAAACCTGTACCAATACCTTCCGTACCATTCACGAGAACCATGGGGATCGTTGGCATGTAAAAGTCTGGTTCAATCAGCCGTCCATCATCGTCCAAATAGTTGAGAATAGGGTCATCGCGGGGATCAAAGATCTTCCGAGCTTGCTTAGTCAACTTCGTAAAGATGTAGCGAGTCTGACTCGCATCTTTGCCTCCCATGAGACGAGTACCAAATTGCCCACAGGGTTCAAGGAGATTGATATTGTTTGAACCAGTATAATCATTTGCCAGCTTCACGATTGTATCTGCGAGAGAAACTTCACCGTGGTGATAAGCACTCTTGTCTGCAACGTATGCGGCCAATTGAGCAACCTTCATCTCATCTTTGAGATTCTTGTGAAAACAGGCATACATAACCTTGCGTTGAGAGGGTTTGAGACCATCAGCCACATGGGCGATAGATCTCTTTAGGTCTGCGAGACTGAAATTCACCAAGTCTTTGTGTACAAAGTTTGAGATGCTCAAGTTCTTGACATTCCCATATGGTACTTCAAGTTCACTAGACTCCTTTGCTGTACTCTCTAAAAGCCACGTCTTTCTGTCATCAGCCTTCTTCTTATCAAAGGCGAGAACAATAGATTTGTCTGACATGATGTCTGTGTCAAACTTTACAGTCAAATCTTGAATCTTCTTGAAATACTCACGAGCCTCTGCAGAAGTGGAGGTACCGAGACCCTTGTAGTACTTGATGCGCCACCCCTGTTGGCCATTCCCATACCACGCACGGAATGCCGAATCGGTATAGAAAGACTTGGATTGAGACCCCTTAGAAGCCTTGATGATTGGGGTCACCATAGAAACGATGAAACCCAACTCAAGGAGACTTGGCCAAAAGTAATGGATCATGTTTAGGATAAGACCCTTGATATGGGAACCATCATTATCAGCATCTGTCATAATCATGAGCCGGCCATAACGAAGCTCAGAAACATTCTTATACACTTTCCCTTGTTGAAGTCCCAAAATCTTCTTAAGATCATTGAACTCCTGGTTAGAAGTCAATTGTGCCACAGATGCATCTCGTACGTTCTTACACTTTCCACGGAGGGGAAACACACCGTAGTGATCACGACCTACGACTGAGAGACCTGCAACGGCTAGGGTCTTAGCCGAGTCACCCTCTGTCACGATAAGTGTACATTTACCTGAGTGTACTGTACCAGCCTTATTCGCGTCATCCAACTTGGGGATACCAGAGATTTTGGATTTACGTGTGCCATCTGTCTTAGCCAACTCCTTCATCTCCTTAAACTTTGAGAGAGCCAGGAGTTCATCTTGAATACCAGTCTTGAGAGCGTTCTTGACGAATGTCTTTACAGGTTCAAACTTACTCCCAAAGTCCTGAACCTTGGAGGTACACTCAGACTTGACCTGGCTAGAGAACGTCGGATTCTCAAGGGTTGCCCTCACAAATATATTGAAAGTATTCTTCACCTGTTGAGGCTTCAATTTAATCTTCTTTGCCATCTCATCAATGATACCGTTGGCCAGATAAGAAGCTACATGGTCCACATGGGTACCACCCTTGTTTGTGCAGATACCATTGACAAACGAAACCTGTTCAAGACCATTCTCCGAGGGACCTACACAGACAGACCAACGATCTGTGGTCACTGAGCATACATCTGTGACACCTTCATGCATCCTGGCATACGCCTCAAAGGAAGTCTTTGGAAGAGCTTCACCTTGGAACTTGACCTTGCAATTGGGAGTTGTGCAGATGTTTGCATCCCATACACGCTTCTCAAAAATCTTGTAGATGTTGATATCCATCTCCTTCATTCCAAATCGTTTCCAATCTGGAGTAAAGGTGATAGAGACTGATGAGGTTGCAGCGCTGTGTTTTGTGATCTTTGGTGGGTGACAAGTAGTCATATTGTCCGACCATTTTTGGGTATAGGTTTTCTTCTCTTCACCATCCTTGATGATGATAGAGAATTGGGAAGAATAGATATTAGTCAACTTGGCCCCATAACCGTTGCGTCCACCTACAATCCTCTTTTGTGAGTCGTCATAATTTGTACTTGTGAGTAGATGACCAAATACGAGCTCTGGGTTCCACATACCCTCCTTTTCATGCATACGAACACCGATTCCACCAAGAGGTCCGTTGTTCTCAATGGAGACTGTACCAGTCTCCTTGTCCACCGAGACAGAGATCTGGGTGACATTCTTGGGATGAAGGGAGTTACGATCAATGGCGTTGACGAGAATCTCATCAAAGATCTTGAGTAGAGCTGGTGAATAAGAGATGTTCTTCTTTTGAAAGTTCTTGTTCGTGTTATTCAGCAGCCAATAGGACTCGTGGGTTTTGTCCACCGGACCTACATATGAGTCGGGTCTCTTGAGGACGTGTTCAACGTGGGTGAGCTTTTGGACGCTCTCCATACTTTCTTAGTATTATTACAACTCTAAACTCTAACTTAGGTGTTGTTTAAAAACAAAATGTGTATACAAATTATATGCTCACTCTCGCATCTGTAAAGCCCCATGTCAACACTGCTCGTAAGTTTGAGAAGCGTATCAATAAGGCTGTCGTAAAGACAGCCGTGAAGGTTATAGACAGAGTGTACAGGGACAGGGACTATGCTCGTTTCTATGTCCTTGAGACGGTCGCTCGTGTACCATACTTTTCATTTGTGTCCGTTCTACATCTCTACGAGACACTAGGTATCTATAGGCGTGCCGACTACCTAGAGACTCACTTCGCACAGACTATGAATGAATATCACCACCTTCTCATCATGGAAGATTTGGGTGGTGATGAGCGTTTCATGGACCGGTTCTTTGCCCAGCATACAGCCTTTGCATACTACTGGTTGACGTGTCTGTTGTATGTGGTGTCACCGAGGATGGCGTACAATCTCTCTGAACAGGTGGAGGAACACGCGTACCATACATATGATGAGTTCCTGAAACAGAATGCAGCGAGTCTCACACTCGAGCGTCCACCAACCGTGGCTATCAGCTACTACGAAGGTGTCAACAACTTGTATGACGTTTTCGAGAATATTCGAAACGACGAAGGCGACCACGTGAATACGATGCAGGACTGTCAAAACTTTCTTGAGGTAAAGTAAGAGATGTACCTCTACCTGATAGCCGCCATCTTTGTTCTCTTCTTGATGATGCAGAACAAGACTCGTGGTATGAACAAAGCCATTGAAAAGTTGGTTAGGCAGTCGGCTCGTTATGCCACGGCGGCACAACAAGACGCTTCTCCCGTGATTGCCGTGCTCCACGCCAACTACGCGGCGGCGTACCTCTACGCTCTCAAAGATATCGCTACCGACTCTCAGATCCATAATGCCACTGGTATAGATGTCAGGAAGTTTAAGGAGCATGTGACAAATGTACAAGACATGGTAACTCGAAAGACCTCTGAGAAATGCCCAGATTTTGTCGGTGAAGTTGACATTTATTTGGCCCAAATTGGAGGTGAAGCGAGCACCTAAGTCGGCTTATTTTTATGTAAAAAGTAACTAACAAAATGCAAGTGATTCGTGACACCCTCTGGACTACCTGCCTCTCTGATGCGACGAAAATGTATCGTCTCAGAGAGCCAAATGACAAGTGCTACCATCTCGCTGATGCTACATGGAAGATGAAGATGCGGTACAAGAAAATTGATGATAATAAAAAAGCAAACTCTATCATTTTTTTGGATGCTCCACCTAAAGAGGTTGTTGCCAATCAGAGAACTAGTGCCAAAATTTGTTGCGCGACGACAATGGCTGGTAAACCGTGTAAGTTCAAAGCTGTGTGTGGAAACTATTGCAGAAAGCATAAAGTTTCTGATGTTGGGATGGGGAAGAAAGTTGACGTGAACAGCCTCTTGAGTCAGTTGGATGGAATTAAAATCAGTAGCTAATATATAAATGATGACTTTAGATCAGGAGACTCTTAGACCTGTAATAATAGCAATGGCTCTTTATATTGCAATCAGTATTATCGTTCCCAAAATCGCCAAAAAACCCACGGGTATTCAAGTAGTGGACGATCTCGTGATGACTATCATGGCTCAACAAGGTTCTCTCATGAGTGGCACCATTCTAATTGGTCTCATTGTTCTCGGTACCAATTACATTCAGGAGAAACTCTTGTAAGACGTTCTCCTTTCCCACAAGTTTTTTAGTATGATCATGATTCATATAGCGTAATTTTTTGTCATATGCATCTCTCATGAACGCCAAGAGTTGATTTGGGTTTGGTTTACCCCAAACCATTCCTTTTTTGAATAGAAAGTCGTCCTTCTCCAACTCCTGAAGTTCACACTGAATCGTATATTGTGTTTTCACATACTCAGGGGAACCACCAAAGTTAGTTATGATCACCGGTTTATCTCGGAGTGCTGCTTCAACTGGACCCATCCCAACACCTTCAGACTTTGAGAAACTCACGTAGCAATCACAGCGATTGTGGAGTTTGTCCATTTCTTCATCTGAAATGAGACCATTGATCACTTCAACGTTTGGTAGTTTTATTTCAACATTTTGATTACATGTAGCCTTGACTACAAGTCTCGCATCAGGTTTATTTAAACGCATGAAGGCTTCTAGGATTCCACGGAAGTTCTTTCTATCATCCATGATGTTTCCAATATGATAAAATGTATAGGGTCTCTTTGATGGTATTGGAATGTGTGCATGTATGATATGAAATTCATTATCAGGAAACTGTTTAGAAAAAACACGTTTACAGAATTCACTTGGTACCATAATCTTTTTAGACTGTTTCATGATCAGACCATAGTCTTCATGAACAGTTTCAGTTTCACATACAGTCATGAGTGCCAAGTTTTTCACCCGTGTTCTCGCATACTTAATGTAATCCATGTGAGGTTTGATTGGTAATAGGAACAGGAGACCATGTTCACTTTCGGGGAGTTCAGTTCCTATCATGTGATATGAGGCATTGTCAAATACCTTTGTATACTTTGATGCATGTTGACCAATACCACTACCAATGTGGGGTCCTATGATGATCATTGAGTTTAAAGATAATCTTTCTTTTATATATATTACAATGGACTCTATTCGCAAAGAAATTGAAGCTGAGATGAAACGCGCACGTTTTGACAAGGGTCGTCTTTATGATATCTTACTACAGATCACCAAAAGCGAAGCTGCTGGTGATGGGCTCAGGGGTCGCGAGGGTCCCGAGGGTCCCGAAGGTCCTCCCGGTCCTGAAGGTCCCCAGGGTCCAGAAGGTCCCCAGGGTCCAGAAGGTTTAACTGGCCAGCCTGGTGAGATGGGTCCAGAAGGTCCTCCCGGTCGTGAAGGTCTTCAAGGTATAGAAGGTCCTCGGGGTCCAGAAGGTGGTCCTCCCGGTCCTCCGGGTCCTCCGGGTCCCCAGGGTCCAGCGGGTGGCCCTCAAGGTCCAGTGGGTCCAGCCGGTCCAGCGGGTCCAGCCGGTCCAGCGGGTCCAGCCGGTCCAGCCGGTCCAGTGGGTCCAGCGGGTCCAGCGGGTGTCTGTAAGTGCAAGTGTACATGCACCAAGGAAGACAAACCCAGTGCCAAGCCTGCTGCTAAGAAGACTGTTACCACTAAGAAGAAGACCACCGCTTCTTCCACCTAGATATAAGGTTATTCCAATGATAATCCCTATTATGACTCTTGGAATCCAATGCTAGAGCAATTTTAAGTTCAGTCTCAACTAATATCTTTTCACTAAAACCCTCACCAATATCAACATAAGCTCCACGTATTTTGTTATATGTAGGAAGTTCGTGATCATTTTCAAATAAACTAACAACGTCTTCAATCATTTACTGATATTAATCACGAGTTTTTAATATCAATAAATGAAAATACATGCAAACTTCTTTAATTAGGATGATCCTTTATTGGCCCACCATATGAAACCTCCGAATATAGCTGCTAAAATTGCTACAAGTAGACCAAAAGAATACTTCTCCTTTGGTGGTTCAGGGGGTTTGTCTGGTAACTTCTGTACATTCTGGTTTAGGGTATCAATCTTGGTGAGTAACTGTTGAAGCGCTTGGAGTATTTGAACTTCACGGTTCTTTGGTTTCTCTTTTACATTTACTGTAGTAATTTCAAGTATCATGTACCATTTAGCATCTGGTTGAAGTAAAACATAATCACCATCATCTTGGTGTTCAAATATCTTGAAGTTAAGTTTCTTGATGGATATGGGATTGAAATAGTTTGTCTTGCGCCCGAATAACTTTGCTTGTTTATCTCGTAAAATAATTCCACTACTTCCTGTAAAATGTCTCTCTAGAGGCACCCTGGCTAATATCTGACCGTTACGTTCGTCCAGTATTTGAGCAACTTTAGGAACTTCTGGACAAATGATATCCACAAACTTTGCAACATTTGAGTTTATTCCATCATTTTCACCAATTTGTGTGACATAGAAATCAACCATCTTGATACCAAGAACCCGGCTCATATCTTCAATGTGTGTATTTGATTCAAGTTGAAGGTCTAACGAAAATACATTGTTTGTGCCATTAACAAAACTCGAGTCAATAATGACATATTGTGTCTTTTTTGGTATATCGTCTAAAGACATTCTGAAATATACTAATATAAAAAAATGGAACATGTTAATACAAATGACTTTTGAAAAAGACGGATACGTTATTGCGAAGAACCTGATTTCGGATGACCTCGCTAAGATTGTTACACAGTATGCACTTTTTGACATGATAAATGACCCCAAGGATACCGGAGATGAACAGGTTCCCGGTACACATGCCGAGTACTCTGATATTCTGATGGAAAGTCTTCTAACCCCTTTGAAACCAAGTATTGAACATTACACAGGTAAAAGACTTATTCCTACTTATTCCTATTTTAGAGTTTACAAACCTGGTGACGTTTTAGAAGATCATACTGATAGAGAATCTTGTGAATATTCTGCTACTGTCACAATGGGTTTTAGATACAATGACAAAGACGATGAATATCGCTGGTCTTTACATGGTTATGTAGATGGAGAGAAGAGATATCTCAGATGCGAACCTGGTGATGCTGTTATTTACAAGGGTCGTGAGTTGACACATGGGAGGGATCGTTTTGAAGCTGGTAAGTTTTCATACCAGGTTCAAGTGTTTTTGCATTATGTAGATGCAGACGGACCTTATGCAGAGGAATTCAAGTATGATAAGCGTCCCTCGTTAGGTCTTAAAAAGGAAAATATTGCTCGTATATATAACGATGATCCCACCGATCGCTAGGAATACGATCCTATTTACAGGTACTTTAGCTATAGGGTGTATCGTTGATTTTATTAATATGATGAATAGATATAAAAAAATAAAACCAAAGTAGAATAAATGTACCTCAAGGCGATTTACCTTACACTCATTACTATGTCTCCCTTCTATATTGAAAACATCTATAAGTGGGTTAAGTCGGCTCTATGGGATGCCCCACTTAGAATTATGTTAGATGTTGAACTTGAGGCGATGAGGCTCGAACGAAACCTAAGTCGCAAGGATTCTAACGAAAATGTAAAAAATGACTGACTACATCATTCCTATTCACGACCTTCACGTGCATTCCCACCGACCCTTTAACGGTATCCCAGGTGTCGCCTCTGACAATCTTAAAATCGCATTCCTTCAAGCTACCTCACCCCTGTGCAGAGACGTACAGGAACTTATCTGGAAGGAAGTGTTATATTGCACCGTACCCATTGAACCCCCACCTGCCCCAAAAAAATGTTCTCCTTATTACAGAGGATCTACGATCTCATTGCCCCAAAGCCTTCACAAACCGAAGAAACTTTTTACGACAAAATGATACAAGGTGATCTAATTGAAACCATTAATGAAGTTGGGGAAAAAAGGTATATTGAAATACCTAAAAGTGAGTAT